ATACCAACCATTACGGAAGGTGTAGTTGAAAAGAGTATATTATCTCCTTTAGTGTTAGTAATAGCACGTGTGGACGGTAAGAAACCTGGGATGGTGACAGTATTCCAGGTATTGCAGGGTGTTGGCCTTTTTATGCTACGGCAATCGGAAGAACCGTGGCAAGAATACATGATGAGCGGACCTTTTTATGTGCCTAACCCTCCAATTAAGAAACTGTCAAAAGTAGTTCACTCTCTCGAGACTATAACAGCACAGCCTAACCCATCTAAGATGAGTCGTTCCCAAGCGGAATATAGGCTTTTGCATGCAGTTAGGTCTGTTGAGAGTGTTCCACAATTGTTCCAAATGATGATGATTATATTAATAGCGTTAGCTAAGCCAGTAGAGTCTAAAAGTGGGGGTAGAGGTAGCACGTATGTCTCTGGTAATGATATTTTCGAATTCGTTACGTCAGACATTAGTTTTGTTATAATAGCTTCACTTATTCTCATACTGTCTTTCATGCTACTTACATGGTTTGTAGCCCTTGGGCTACGTTTACTGTGGGGGTGGTATCGAGTTTTTTATAATAATTTACCACTGTATTCTACGGATTTTGTGTTAACAATGCAAGAGGATTCTGATAGAATTCGCAAGCAAACATTAGCATCATTATCCGTTAATATAAATGGTGTAATTAATCGTCGTTTAGAACAATTATCTTATGTAGTGCAGGATGGTGTGCCAGCATTGAAGGTTGAGTTGCCTGAGTTCGCTTTGAACTCATTAGACCCATCTCTTTTATCGCATGGTAAACTTTTTCCCGCCCATTATCGATTAGTGACGAAAATATTGCCCCTTGTCTTCCCTCGGGTAGGTAAGGAGTGTATTGTCGCCACTAGTCAACCCGTAGCCCCAGAAGCGTCAAAGTTGATGGTAGAATTTTTCTATTATATTTCAGATGAGAAGGGGCAACCTCAGGAGATGCATGCCGGATGGGGCGTTAATGTAGCCCAGGGCCTAGCAATAGGCACTTTACACGTTATTCGCGCCGTCCAGCTATCTTATGAGTTATGGGTACGTTATTGGGATCCAGCTGTTGAGAAGTATAAGTCAATGATAGCATTGGAGCATAAGGTAATGGAGGAGAGAGACATTATGTCTTTCCGCATGCCATTTGGGCTTAGGTCAGCCCGATTGCATGTTCCATCAGTAGGTGACTCGGTATTAGTGTTTGGTGGCGGTTTTAAATGTGAAACCTCACAAGATGCGCTGGAAAAGGTAACCAATCCTACACCAGGGCAAATTGTTAAGTTGGAAGATCATTTAGCGTCGCACACTTGTAGCACTATGAGAGGAAACTCTGGGACTCCATTGTGGAAGGGGAATGCGGTAGTTGGTATACATACTCAGGCAGGTGAATCGGGAGTTCATAATGAGGCGGAAGCTGTGTCTGAAGGTATGATTACCTGGATGCGTGAAATGGCACAAGAAGTTAAATCTAGGTGGTCACGCAAAGAAGTTAGCGAGTTCACTTTTGAGGATTTTATAGATAAACATAAAGTTGATCGTTCATCAATCAAAGTGAATCCATCTGACCCTACCGAAATATTGTGTAAAATTATGGATCCCCAAACTAAGACCTACCGTACATTTGTAATAGATGTAACGTTTATCAACAACATCTCAGTGAATGAAGTAACTGAAGATGGGTGGGTAGACGTGAGTCGCAATTCGTTACGGAAGTCACACCGTAGTAACCGGGGTGAAAAAGGGAGAAACCGAGATAGGAAGCGCCAAGCAAAAAAGAATAGATCTGATCGTGGAGATAAGGTCCCAGGACGCAATTCCAAGAAAGGGGGAAGAGGAATGACCCTCCAATTAAAGAGAATTACCAACCGTAAGGAAGGTAGTATCGTGCATTTTGCCGGAGACGGTGAGATGGGCGAAGACTCTTATGAGGAGGATTCAGACCCAACCGCTGACGAGGAAGTGAGCGTCAATTCTTATATACCTGGAGCTACCTATGTTCAGTCAGTCAAAGCACGTCATGTTAAGATGGTGGATTCAGTTGATGGAAAGATGCTGGAGACTGGTCTGAAACCGGAGGATTTTGGTGTTACTCAGGAAGAGTACGCGGAGTATCGTGCACCGATCCTAAATCGTGAGCAGGAGAAGAAGGCGGCAGCTTGGATCCACAAAAAAGGCTCAAAAGTAGCAGATATACCATGTAATGTGGTTGATGCTTTTTTTGGGTACTTAGATGTGGAATACATAGCTGTGCCTGAAGATTATCAAGGTGAAATCACTATGGCGCAAGCTATAGAGATTATTAAGCAAGAAACGGGGGATAAAACCCCCGGAATACAGTTTATGATGATGGCACCTTGTGGCACTAATCACAGTACGAAAACGCAAGTTTTTGCATGTGATAAGTGTTCTGCTTATGTTAAGGAGCAAGTGGATGGTATAGGAGCTGGGGGGGAATATGACCCAGTTCTAAACGTATTTCTTAAGGAGGAACATACCACGACCAAGAAGATACAGGAGGAACGACAACGTTTAATTTTTGGTGGTGATTTGATATTGGAAATCGTGCAGCGCATGATTCACCATACATCTTATCAGTGGTATGAGCATAATGCTCATTTGAATAATCCAATGGTACTTGGTTATAATATCTTAAAAGGTGGACACACAGCAGTTGCCACGAAGATGAGGAAAGACTTAGGGTCGCGCGTTTATGAAGTAGACGTGTCGTCTATGGACTTGTCATTGAGTGGACAATTGATTGGTGTCGCTTATGATGGTTGGTCACATGTTATGAAAATTCCAAATTCTAATTATGCTAAATTTGAACGGAATTTTTTAACGGGCGCTAAGATGATGCGAATTGATAATCATATAGAGTGTGTGGATGAGTTAAGTAGGCCGCGCCTGGGGTTAAACCCAAGTGGGCATTTCTTAACTACTATTATTAATAGTTTAGCCACCTCTTTTGTTGAAATGCAAGTAGCAGCAGATGTTAGTGCACAACCCCATCAGTGGGATAATCCCTTGTGGGTGCGTTCTTTGACTCTGTTTATTAAGAATATTAATCATGGAGATGACGCACTTATAAAAGTTACTACGCAGTTGGATGATGAGGCAGTCAAATTAATCATAACCAATGCGTATTCCCGTTGTGGTTTAACCTGCAAGAAAGTGATAGGGCCTGAGCAAGGGGGAGATAATATCAACCTTAAGACTTTTTTAGGATTTCAGTGGTTCCGTGAGGATAACCAGTGGAAAATTAGAATGGCTCAGCCTAGTCGCATCTTAGCACGGTTAAAAAATCCTTTGCGTAAAAAGAAACTAGTGAAGCCTTTACTAGAGCAGATTTTACAGGGGGTTTCAATTCCAGCCATAAATAATCCAAAGTTTAATACCGCGTTACGTGAGTATGCGGCAAGTCAAGGTATTAAGTTACTTCCAGATGAGTTTAGACGTTGGATAATGGATGGCCAAGAATGTTCAATAGGTTTGCACTGTTACGACGGTGTAAAACCACTTGTAGAAGATGAATTATTTGGAAAAATTATACCAAAGGAATTACAAAGGCTTAGCGGGAAAACATCCGAACGGGATACAAAAAGCGGCGAGTGCAGCGCTGGCAGCAGCGACACTCCCACTAGGAGTAGCCCTCGACTTAGTGATACCACAACACAAAGTCGCGCAACCCAAGGCAACTGGCGGGCCAAGCCCACCAAGCCACCCCTCCCAAATCCAAGGAAGACCGAGTTACATCTCGGTAAAAAAGAATTTAGTAAAGATGCCCAAGCCCAAGAAAACGAAAGCGAAAGCAAGGAAACTTCAAGGGGGAAGACCGGCGATACAGGCGCAGGCCGACCGGAATCAGAACAGGTATCAATACGGGGAGGAAAAGAAACAGCGAAACTCCGGAAAAAAGCCAACAGGACTAGTTCAAAAACTCGTAAAACCGGCGACGTCTTATAACGGCGTCATTAATACGGGCCCTTATGTCAAGTTTGGTGGAGGAACAGGAGACCAATTGTTGATACACTTTCGGCAGCGCCTTTGCGTTGTCTATCTATCTTACGCAGCAGTCACAGGCATACCGTCTGTGGCCCTGTGGAATATGACGGGCAATGCAATGGCAGGTACACATTTTTTAGGTTGTAATGACTATTATTTGTACGAGCCAATTAGTGCATTTTTCAAAAGGTTTCTTAAGTACAAGTTTGTGAAAGCTTGTTACCAGTTCACACCTCGTGTGGCAGGGGGTACTAGTTCTGGAGTTACGTTGACGTGGTCTTATTTGTCGGATCCTTTGATGCCTGAGAGTCGTGGGTGGTCATTCGTGGCCGCCCAAGGCTTTCAGCCAACAGAGAACCAGATAGCTACTACCTCAGGGTCTGTACAATTTCCGGCGTGGGAGCCAACCCAATGTATGGACGTCACTAAGAGTTTCGACTCTAAGTGGCGTTATACAGCTGGCCCAGATAATGGGTCATCGGTTGCTACCGGGGATAGTGCAGCTGACCAAAGACAAGCGTATTGTGGAGTGTTGGCCGTTGGTGGAGATGAAAATCTGCCTGGCACACCCTCAACAGTTGCAGTTGTTGGTAACATTTATCTAGAAGGAACTTTGTTGTTACAAGATTTAGAACCACCACAAACTACTGTGGTGGCTACTACCCTTCGTGAGAAAATGTTGAAAGAGGTTAAAGAGGAGAAACTCCATGAGTTACCTCCGAG